CTCTAGGTACGATTTGTGCCAACAAGTTTCTCATACCGCTTCAGCGTGCTAAGCCTTTTTGAGGAGTAGCATTCTGCAGGTAACCTTGGTGATAAACCGAGGGCCTGGGGTATTTCTGCAACACAGTGCCACAACGCTTCACAGCGTGCGAATACTGTCTGTTTAAATACGTTATTCACCTTCTCGTCGAAGGTGACCTTAAGTTCATTGACCCTATCAAGGTCAAGAGCATAAGGTGTGTTAGATCCATAGGAATTCCTATGAATCACACGAGTGAGATCAACAAGTGACCTCATTGCGTGCTCTTCACACTTCCGTAGAAACCAATCAGTTTTGATTATCATCTCAGTCAGGTTTGACCCTGGATAAGACATATTCAAGCCAATTGGCTCCACGAGATGTTTGACAACGTCAAACACTCGTTTCTGCGCTTTTGTCAAAAGCACACTAGACTGTGGGCCCAGATTCTTACAAATGTCAAGAAAGTTATCGTTAGATATCTTTCTCCATTTATAAGAAGGAATTACGTGATTCTCTAAAATTACTTTTCCAGTGAACTCCGAAAGGAGATTACTAGACAGACTTTTAGAGGGAGACCAAGGACACTTCATTATACGGAGAATCTCCATATATTTAGTGAACAAGGTATCGTCAAGTATCACGACATCATCACCAACAACAAAGAATTCATGATTGTATTCTCGTCCCAAAAGGAACGATAGTAACAAGCCATGAGTCAATGTAAACATACCAAAACTAGGATACAATCCTAGGGGTTGGCCACGTTTCCATTGAATGTCACCCATTTCAGATTTCCATCTGACCTGAGAGATTTCTCTGATTAGTTTGATGTCGAGCAGATCACCAAAGATACAATTGAGTGTTTCAAGCTGAATCCCTAACGGGAAATAGTCTGTTGCACCAGTTAAATCAATGGAATGAACTGTCTTTCCTGCTGACAAGGATCTCTGGATCCAAGGTATTGCTTTCGATTGATCGAACGTACAATCCCACTCTAAACTCTCGACGATGCTATAAATAGCGTCACCGATAGGTTTGAGTGCCAACTGATGAATCCGGTAAGGAGATGCGATTGCTCGCAACTTCAAGCCAGGTTCTTGTAGGAAGTGAACTTCACCTCCATACAGATGTTTATCAGGATTGTTGGTCAATCTGACGAGAGG